CTAATTGATTAGCTTATTTTTAATTTCATTATCTACTAATTTCATACTATCAAAATCGAGTTTCATTCTACCAGAAGGATCTTCAGCGTTAATTTTTAAAATTCTTAATTTGCTAATAGTTACTACATTCTGTGTGCAGGCAAATGTATTTTTATCAAATTTTTTATATTTATTAATAACTTCTCTAAGGTTATTAACTTTTGATTTTCTATCGTTTACATCAATTAGCAAATAATTAAACAAAGCAGAAAAATTTTTCGGGTCATTGTATAAATTAAATGATTCTACTATGTTTTTACTTTTATTAATTACTTCTCTTTCTGTAGGGAAGCGTGTTTTAATTGCAAAATCATCTAAATAATCTATAGTGTTTTGTTCCAAAGTGTTTTGTAAATTATTTTTATTAATAATTTCTATAACCGTAAAAATTACGTGATTTATAACGTCTAAATCAAATTCGATATTATCAACTGTCTTGTTCAAAATTGATAATGATGTTTTAAATACAATATTTTGTAATGGTAAATAGTGTTTTTTATTTTTTGAACTTAATGGTACAACTGTTACTAAAGAATTATATGGACTATCATTTTTGTTTAATACTATTCCAAAATGTCTGCCAGAAAATTCATGCCCAATATTGATGCCAAAATCTAAATATATAATAGATCCCCTTGAGAATTTTTTGTATTTTTTGTTTATATTGTTATTATGCTCCATATTAAACCAATATGATGTTGTCTCTAACCAATTTGGTAAAAATTTAAACTTTTTATTATCTGTGTTATATAACAGAATAAATACTCACAGCTTTATTTATTCTGTTATCCATCTAACTCCCTATCCCCTCTAATTTATTCATCATATCTTTTGCCATCTTATCAGTAACATGTGTGTATATCTCTAAGGTGGTTTTATAGTCCGAGTGACCTACACGCTCTTGTATCGCTTTTAGGTTAATTCCTAATTGCGCAAGTGTAGATATGTGTGTGTGACGTAATGTGTGCGTTGTCACACGCTTGTTAATTGAACTTATATCAGTAGCTTCTTTAATAATATTATTCACCTTATTTAAGTCAATAGGGCTACCAGCAGTGTTAGTAAATATATAACCTCTATCTATGAATTTATCATTCCACTGATTCTCTTTTTTATTTTCTAGCATGAGTTTTTTAAGTAAATTAATACTTTGAGCTGTGAGGCCTATTGTTCGATAACTCTTACTCGTCTTAGTCGTTTCTTTCACTCCAAATGCTCCAGTTACTACATCTGTAACCCAGTTAATTGTGCCATCAATCTCTAGTGTTTTATTCTCCACGTCTACATTGTCTGTCTTGATTGCTAGGAGTTCGCCAATGCGCATTCCATTGTTAATTTGAAATTCTACTAATGCTTTTACCATTTCATAGTTACGTTTACGCGTAGCATGACGCTTATGTTTAATTAGATAGTCGAAGCACTCTAGTAACTCCTTTACTTCGCTATCTTCTAAATAGTTATTACGTTTAGCTTGAAACTCGTTTCTGGTTTGGGCTTTCTTAGGTATATCTATTTTATCTAACACACTAATATCGTGCAGATCATAATATTTAAACGCATATTTGAAAACGGAACGAATAACAATAACAAGAGATTGAACATGGCCAATACTATGTGATTTAGCCCATTCATTAATGATGTTTTGTAAGTAGGTGTGCGTAATCTTGCTGATGAGTACTTTGCTATCAATAGCATTTTTAACTGTATTAGTATTACTTTTCTTTTCTTTAATAGTGGTTGGTTTCGAGCCTGAATGTGTCTTGTAATGCTCTAACCATTCATCGCACGCATCATGGAACGTTAAGTTTTCAAGTTGTTTCGTACTGTAATGTTTCAAACGTTGCTCAATTATTTTATTTAATTCTAATTGAGCGTCCTTTTGGCTACGTACATTATTCTTGTTACGTGTAACTGATACTGTTTTATACTTGCCAGTTAAAGGGTCTGTATAGCGCTCTAAATAGCGATAGGCCGTACTATTGTTTTTGGTGATTTCACGAACCCACATTTGTCATCCCTCCTTTAGATATTCTGTTTTTAAAATGTCTGAAATAAACAAGTAACTATCAAGTGTAGTACAAAATAGGCAAAGTTACGTATGTTTATAGGATTGTACGGTAGTAATATTTGTAGTATTAGCTTTAAGTATTTATTTTAGCGTGCTTTGTTCAGTTCTTTTTATCTAACTTATCATCTATATAATCGCTTAATTTTACTAATTGTTCCCAGTTTTCATTTTTATCTCTTAAAGTTTTTGTGTTCTCTTTTATAATAACTGATTTATTTTCGAAATAATTATTTAAAATTTTATCGATGTTATTTTTATCGTTATCCGTTAATCTAATGCCTTTGTAAAATTTATAATTATTAATATCTTGCAGATGAAAGTGCAAATCATTAATGCTAATGTTAAAAATTGTGAAACTCTTTTCGTTATTGTCATCAAAAGATATGAATTCTCTAGAATATGGTATATCCATCATTCTATCTATAATTTCCATTTTATTTGTTACATTAGAAACTTTGTTTAACTTAACTTTATTTTTCGTTATCTTAGCTATTTCATCAACATAAAAATTATACTCCTCATTAGTGTCTTTTATGTTCATTAAGTAACTTTCGATAAGTTTATTGCTTGGAAAAGATTTAACACCATTTTCAATGCCACTTATATGCCCTTGAGAATACTGCATTTGTTTACTTATTTCGCTTGCTGTCTTCCCTTTTTGTTTTCGGATAGACTTTAAAAATCTGCCTAATTCTTTTTTTAATTCATCATTTGATTCAACCATTGGCGACACCTCCGTATTTTTAATGATAAGCCATGCATAAAAATAATACAATATTATTCTTGACATTCCTAAAAGAAGGTGCGATACTCTATTTATGCATAAAGGAATAAAAATAAATGCATATATTCTTAAGGTGAGGGGTGATTTTATGTTTATGACTGTAAAAGAAGTTGCTCAATTGTTACGTATAAGTGAACGCCATACTTATAAACTTCTTCAAAAAAACGTTATACCACATACTAAAATTGGCGGAAAGATATTAGTTAACAAAGAAAGGTTATTAGAAACTTTAGAAAAAAAGGAGGTTAAATAAATGCCTAGAACAAAGTTACAAGATTTTCCATCAAAAGAAAATACAGTTACAGAACCGGAACAAGTTGTAGTAAATCCGTTGTTTGCGAAACCTAATACACTAGCTGGTATTTTTGGAATTTCATACAGTTCGGTCAATCGTATTTTAAAAGAGTGGGAAAAAGATCATAAAGGTATTAATGATTTATATTATTCACTATCATCAACAATGATTGTTATCAGTATTCCGCGATTCGAGGAGTACATGAAGGCACGTCATAAAAAATGGATGTAGGAGGCAAGGCAATGAAAATGTATTTAGCTTATATCTGCTTAGTTTCATTGTTAACAATTTTATTACTAGCAATATCTAACATGTATGTCGCTTTTAGCGTTTATGCTTGGCTAATAACTTTAGGATGTAATTTAACAGGAGGATTAGAAAGTGAATAATGAACAAAAAGAAGTAATAGAACACTTGGTTTATCAACTTGAGTTAAGTGTCATGAATAATTTGGAAAGTTACGAACACACAGAATATGTTAATGGTATTGAAGTGGTTTCAGAGATCAGTCGTGAAAAGCACTTAGAATTGATAATGAAATGGTGCGCACAAGAATTAAAGAATAATTTTCAATTAGAGAAAGGAGAATAAAAATGAATTGGGAAATTAAAGATTTAATGTGTGACATTGAAGTGATAAAACAAAAAATTAATGATGTAGCTACCAAACATGCTTGGTTTGTTGAAGATAGATTTGTAAAAAATGAATTAGAAACAAAACGGGAACATATTAATTTTTCTGCTAGCTATTTAGAACATCGTATACAAAATGAACATACAGTTGAGTTATTACATGTGTACTTAAAAGAATTCAGTGAACTTATACAAAAATTTCATGAAATAGAAAAAGCGTCATCAGAGAACTTTGACGAGGAATCAGATGACGCAAAGAATTCAATAAAAGTAGCAGAGTAATTTAGAAATTACACATTCTTATTATAACATCTTTACTCTGTTGTTTCATTAGAGGTGCAAAAAATGAATGAAATTAAATTGAAATATGATACGCAAGTTTCGGTGGTACATTATGAAAGTTTAGACTCACGTTCATTTAAGAGCTTTTCAATGCCTAAATGGAGTAAGTTGGTTAATAAACTGTCTGTGCCTATAGAAGCAAATTATAAGTATGCACGTGGTGTTGCTGTATATGGTGATATTAAAGACAATACAAATGATCATGGTGAAATTATCAAAAAGCATCGAAACGATAAAAATGTCATATATAGAAATGTGATTGTACTTGATTACGATGAAATAAATGATGTAAAACAACTACATGACGCAATCAGCTCAGTTTTAAGCAGTGTTGCATGGTATTGGCACACATCGTTTAGCCATACAACTGAACAAGCTAGAATACGCTTGTATATCCCTCTAAATGAGCGAATAAGTGCAGATGATTATCGTAAATATACAAAAGTATTAGCAAATAAAATTGGCCATAAAGTGGATGAAGGTTCGTATCAGCCAAGTAGATGTTTTGCGTTACCAGTTATTCAAAAAGGACACATATTTATTAAGCGAGTGAATGACTGTCCAATTATGGATGTTGATATGCTCGAACAGTGGTCAAAGGAGTATAAACAATCAAATGGTAGTCCTAATATCAAAGGGTACACACGACGTGATAGTGCGTATTGGCGAGATATAGCTTTTGGTGTAAGTGAGGGAGAGCGCAATTCAACATTGGCTTCAATTACAGGTTATCTTTTGCGTAGGTATGTAGATCCAAACTTAGTTTATGGGTTAGTGAGTGCGTGGGCGAGTGTATGCAAACCACCTATTAATCAAAGTGAAGTAAATAATACTTTTAAAAGTATTTTGAAAAAAGATAGTAAAAACAGTTAGAAATGGAGGTTTTTGTTTGGAAGATGTTACAAACGAAGAAGTATTTGAAATGATTGATAGCAGAACCGGTGTTTTAAATGCTAATGATTGGAAAAGTCAATTAAGGCGTTCTGCTACTACACAAGCATTGAAAAAAACGACTACAAATGCTGAAATCATATTGTGTAATGATGAGAGTTTAAAAGGGCTAGTACAATATGACGCTTTTGAAAAAGTAACCAAACTGAAACGTCTACCGTATTGGAGGTCAAAAGGAGATACGAATTATTATTGGGCTGATATAGATACCACACATGTGATTTCACATATTGATAAATTGTATAATGTGCAGTTTAGCCGTGATCTTATTGATACTGTAATTGAAAAGGAAGCTTATCAAAATAGATTTCACCCTATTAAATCGATGATTGAATCTAAATCATGGGACGGAATCAAAAGAATTGAAACGCTCTTCATTGATTATTTAGGTGCTGAAGATAACCACTATAATAGAGAAGTTACAAAAAAATGGATGATGGGCGCAGTTGCTAGAATCTATCAGCCAGGTATTAAATATGATTCCATGATTATTTTATATGGTGGTCAAGGTGTTGGAAAATCTACGGCAGTGAGTAAATTGGGAGGTCATTGGTATAACCAAAGTATTAAAACGTTTAAAGGTGATGAGGTCTATAAGAAATTGCAGGGTTCTTGGATATGTGAAATTGAAGAACTGTCGGCATTTCAAAAGTCTACTATTGAAGATATTAAGGGGTTTATAAGTGCTATTGTAGATATTTATAGAGCTTCGTATGGTAAACGAACAGAGCGTCATCCTAGACAGTGTGTGTTTGTAGGGACAACCAATAACTATGAGTTTTTAAAAGACCAAACAGGCAATCGTCGTTTTTTCCCTATTACGACAGATAAAAATAAAGCAACTAAAAGCCCGTTTGACGATCTAACACCAGATGTTGTGCAACAAATGTTTGCTGAAGCTAAAGTATATTTTGATGAGGATCCGACGGATAAAGCATTGTTATTAGATAAAGAAGCGAGTGAGATGGCTTTAAAAGTCCAAGAAGCTCATTCTGAAAAAGATGCTTTAGTTGGAGAAATAGAAGAATTCCTTGAACGTCCTATTCCGTCAGACTATTGGTATAGAACGTTAGAAGAAAAAAGAGTGTCTGCGCATGATGTTATAGACCAAGACTATATTAAATTATATGGTGATGGTAAATTGATTGAATTACCGAATACAAAACCAGGTGCTTATGTATGGCGTGACAAGGTATGTAGCATGGAAATTTGGAAAGTGATGATGAAACGAGATGACCAACCACAACAACACCATTTAAGAAAAATTGATAAAGCGTTAAGAAATACAAATTATTGTGACACTGTGAAAAAGCAAACGCGATATGGTGAAGGTATTGGTAAGCAATATGGCTTTAGTGTAGATTTAGCTTCTTATTATAAGAATCTTAAAGTTTAAACATCTTATTTTTAGGACAGTAAGACACTTATAAGACAAGTTTAAGACACCCGCAATCCCTTGTGGCAGTATATGCCACGCTATAAGTGTCTTGGTGTCTTGATGGTTTTTAGGGTAAAGTTTTACAGAAATTATTTACACAATATACAAAATATATAAATGTAGGTCGTAAACAGTGAGACAGTGAGACAGATTAAGTGAAGCCCTTGAGGGAGTAAGCGTAAAAAGAAATTCATAAGTGTCTTGAATTGCAATTCGAATAAGACAGTGGGACACCTATCAAAAATTAGGAGGAAGAAAATGAATAAAAATCAATTAAAGTCAGAAATTTTAGAATATATAAAGGCGCATGCTGGTACATCATTTGTAGAAATAGAACGTGTATTTGAAGAAAATAACTTTGATTATAAAGGTGACGGCGCATATACAAGTGGTCAACATCCCAATGTTGTGTTTTGGATTGGGTGGAATCAAGAAGCGTTTGATGTTATCGCTGAACTTAAAAAAGACAGACGTATTGAGATGGATATTTGTGAGCCAATTGTTTATATGGTTGATGGTAAAGGTTTGGATTTGCCTATTGTAAGGTCGAAAAACATTAAAACAGATCATTGGCTACCTGTCACGTTTACTATTAGTAAGAAAGAAACGGAGTGTGTCTAATATGAATGATAAAGAGAAAATTTATAATCAACTTCATCATGATGCACCAATTCAAATTATGCCAGCACCCGAAAATTTATTTGTCGAATATATAGAAGATGGCGAAGTGTGGTATTCACCAGTTGTATGTATAGCTTTAAGTAAAGCCCATAATATTAATTTTTATGACAGTGATGATGTGGGGTGCATCGATAAAGCAGCCACATGTAGCATTAAAAAATTTAATCCTGAGACAGGTGAGTTTGAACAATTCAGCAAAATGGCTCAAAAGGAGATAACACAATGAACATAGAAACTATCGTAAATGAATTTGAAACACGAGCAGGCACGTTACTAAGGTACTACACAGGATTATTAGAACGTAGTAAAGTGCAACCGTGTTGCTTTAAGTTATACAATGATCCATTTGATATGGTATACGTGATGATGAATAGTAAGTTGTTTAGTCATGTATATATTAAAGATTGTAAAGTAAGGCAATCATTTGAATTAGCGTCACCTAAGCACACTGAGGGGCTTATAAGAAGCATAGAGGGGCATTATGTAGGTTATGAATTACATGACGGTAAACAGCTTTCTATTAGCGATATGATGGCCAGTCAATTATTTGAAGATGAGTATTTTATGTATGGGCTACAAACATATGTAGAATCAAATAATAGTGATGTGTTTGAGTACCTAGAAAATGGATTTGATACAGATACACTTGAGGGCATTCAATCAAGTAATACTGATGTGATAGCGAATATTGAAATGTTGTATCAGTTAGCTACGGGAATCAATGAACCAGAACCAGAGTTAGTTGAGGGATTGAAGTTGGTAACTGAGTTTATACAAGATGAGAATGCGACGCAAGAGGATTACAAGGCTTTAGAACGTAAATTGAATGATCTAAAAGCGTCTTACTATAGCTTGAGTAAATAATGTTATGAGGGGTCACATGTAGTGTGTGGCTCCTAATAAAACACTACGATTTTATACGAGGTATAGCAGTTTAAAATGGTAAGGTTTTCGGAAGGTGTTGGCTTTTAAAATCGGAAGGTATACAGTCTTTGAGAATTGAAAAAATGGCAAGATTTGTGCAAGGTGTGCGAACTTTGTTAACGCTAATACAAGCTAAAGTTTGTGTTTTTGGCATAGGCCTAAAAGTTAAGTTTGTTCGCTGTTTGTTCGTGTTATTTTACCGAACTTAAGTTCTATATTAGGTTAATGTGAAAAGCCTAACGTTAAGTTTATAACATGATTTTATAAGTGTTATATATGATAAGCTAAACAATTGATAAAACGCGCTATAAAGCGAACGTAAGTTTGTTTTGGACCTGTAAAAATGGTATAATTTAGGTATGAAATAATTAAAAGAAAGAGGTGTAGAAATGCAAAGTATCGCAGAAAAAGAGACGTATCATTTACCCACCGAACACCTGCAAGTTTTCAATGTGATAAAAAATACGTCCAATAAGTATATTACTAAAACTAAAATCTTAAATCAATTGGGATATGAATATAATTCAAGCAATGAACGATGGTTACGAAGAGTAATCAATTCATTAGTATATGATTATGGCTATCCTATCGGATGCAGTTATAAACCTAGTGAACGTGGTTATTACATCTTTACGACAGAACAAGAAAAGCAACAAGCGATGAGAAGTATTAAGAAATTAGCTGATGGCAGTATGAAACGCTATGAAGCTTTGAAACGAATTAAAGTGTAAAGGGGATAAAAATGAAAACTGAATCGTACTTTAAAGAATACAACCAATTTGTAATAGATCAACAAAAGGCTATACAAGAATTGGAACAAGAGCGTAATGCATTGGAGAGTAAAATAAAGATAGATAAGTCCACATATAAACAGTTAATCATGGATGGACAAGATGATAAAGCAGATAACCTATATCAAGCAACAGATGCTGATGAAAAGAAACTAAAAGCACTTAATAAACGCTTAGAGACAAAGAAAAGTGTGTCGAAAGAAGTTAAATATCAAAAGACAATTGAATTATTAAAACATCAAAGCGAGTTGTCATCATTATACGAATCAGAAAAGCAATCAGCTTTAGGTAAATTAAAAAAAGTAGTCGATGCATATAATGAGATCATTGATGAAATAGAAGATATTAATGATAGATATGAAGATGAGCATCAGCAATATGCGAGTATTTATAGTCAAGAACAATTATATGATGATAAAGAGGCTAGGGAAGCATTGAATGGCTACTTTAGAGAAAATATATTTACATCATATATTAATGGTAATGATTTGCCATACGAACACAATAACAAGTTGTTTTTAAAACGTTAAAAAGAAAGGGTAATTAAATGGAAACAAAATACGAGTTAAATAATACTAAAAAGGTCGCAAATGCATTTGGTTTAAATGAAGAAGATACAAATCTATTAATAAATGCAGTTGATTTGGATATTAAAAACAATATGCAGGAGATTTCAAGTGAGTTACAACAATCAGAACAGTCTAAGCAAAAGCAATATGGTACAACGCTACAAAATTTAGCTAAGCAAAACAGGATTATTAAATAGCAATGATTGCCTATCCAATTCGGGTAGGCTCTGTTTATAGGGGTGAATAAATGAAACTGCTTAAAACGAAGAATTGTTTATATTATCGTAATGGTGACAATAAATTATCTGATTATCAACTATTAACGCAATTTAACCCAGCATTTATTAATAAGAAAATTAAGATGTGTGAATTCCAAATTGAAAGTATGTACCATATGAGTGCGTCGACCACAACATGTGATGAAATAATGGGGGTCGTGTCTGTCTCATATCCGATTGAAAAATTAGTTATCAAAATTATTGAAACAAAAGCAGGGTTACAAAACTATAAAAATAGATCTATAAATAATACGGCGTTGTTGAAAAAGGTACTAAATCATTATACAGAAAAAGAGCAGAAGCAAGTTGTAAAATATATGCGTTCAAATGGACGATATAAGCCCTACAACGTCATTGAACGCTTACAAGTTGATTTGTATCAAGCAAGTATTAAACAACGTTCAGAACGTCAAAAACAAAGAAATACAGCAATTGAAAACAGTAAGATTGCACGAGTAAATGCATATCACCAATCTTCATATGTAAAAGTGGTGTAACAATGGATAAAAAGCAAATAAAAGACTTCGTTTGTGATTATCATAAGCGAACTAGAAGTGATGTGTTGATAGATGATGAAATAAATACCGATGAATTCTTTTCAATAGGTGATGAAAATTCTAATGAATGGATGGCAGACGATAACATTGATGATCATATTGTAAAGAATCACTTAGAAATGATTGTTGACCAAGTAGCTAATGATAAAGAGTTTTATATTTTCGATTCTTTAATACAAGGACGTAGTTTTAAAGATATTAGCAATGTCTTAGAGTGTTCAGAACAATCTGTAAGATTATGGTATGAAACCTTATTAGATAAAATTGTGGAGGTGATAGAATGAGTGAGTTAACGGCAAAACAAGCGCGTTTTGTGAATGAGTATATAAGAACACTTAATGTAACACAAAGTGCCATAAAAGCAGGCTATAGCGCAAATAGCGCACATGTGACAGGGTGTAGGTTATTAAAGAAGCCACACATCAAGCAATATATACAAGAACAAAAAGATAAGATTATAGATGAGAATGTATTAACTGCAAAAGAGTTACTACATGTGCTTACGAATGCGGCAGTCGGTGACGAAACAGAAACGAAAGAAGTTGTGGTCAAGCGTGGGGAATATAAAGAGAATCCACAAAGTGGCAAAGTACAGTTAGTCTATAATGAACATGTTGAACTGATAGAGGTGCCAATTAAGCCAAGTGATCGTTTAAAAGCTCGTGATATGTTGGGTAAATACCATAAGTTATTTACAGATAAGCATGATATCAACGGGGATGTTCCTATATTCATTAACATTGGTGAATGGGACGGAGACGATGAGGAATTAGATAAAACTGTAAAAGATGTATCTAACGCTAATCCTAACCATACTGTGATTGTGGATGATATACCGTTAGAGGATTGAAGAAAATGAAGCTATGCTATTTATAAATTAATACTAATTAGTTTGATACCATAGCTTATTTACTGAGAAAGTAGACTTAAATGTAACAACACCAGTGTTTATTGATAATATTGGTGGGTTTGAGGAGTAGCAATAAAATAAAGGAGGTAATTGTGTAAAATATCTCTTTTTGTTATTTCTTATTTATTTACAACCGATAAAATTAAATGTATTATATATATAACGATCTAGCCATAACTCTATTCGGGTTATGGCTACTTTTATAGGGGTAAATTTATGAAGCCATTTGAAAGTCATAATAAACAATTGAAAATTCTAAGAAGAAGAGGAATGGAAGTACCGAGTAGTGCTAAAAGAGATTTAGAAAATGAAAATTATTATAATATCATAAATGGTTATAAAGATTTATTTTTAGAACTAGATGTTAATGGTAATTTTTTGGTTCCTGATAAATATAAGCAAGGTACTCATTTTAAAGAAGTCTTTTCTTTATACAAACTAGATAGAAAATTTAGGAATGTTTTATTAGAGTATTTGTTAGTATTTGAAACTCATATTAAATCAAGAATTTCATATTATTTTAGCGAAAAATATAGAGAACCACATTCATATTTATACTTTAAAAATTATTCATCTGACACAAGTAAGACAGATAGCATCGTGAAAATGGTTGCTACATTTAGCTCGGTTATGAGTAATAGAAAAAATAAACCATTAAAACATTATATTAATACTCATAATGGAGTGCCACTATGGATATTGGTGAATTATTTAACTTTAGGTAATGTTTCAAAAATGTATTCCAATTTGGATGATGATCTTCGATTGGAAGTTGCTAAAGACTATAAAAGGAAATTGGAAAGAGATTATAAAACACGTGTTCAAATAACTCCATCAGATGTAGACAGTATACTACAACAAGCACATATGTTTCGTAACGTGTGTGCGCATGAAGAAAGATTGTATGATTATAAAATAGACAGGGCTAAAAGTAGAGCTAATATATTCGCCAATTATAACAAAATATACGATAAAGAATACGTTCCTACAATGAATGGTAGTTATGTATTCGATTTGTTGATTTCACTATGTCTATTTTTGAATAAACATGATTACATAAAATTGGTGAAAAATATGGATAAACTAATAAGTAATTATTCACATTCTTTCTATACAATTACTATAGATGACCTATATACAAAAATGAATTTTCCAGATCAAACAAAAATACTGGATATGTTATAAAAGATATTTTTTAATGTCACTTACGAGTGGCGTTTTTTTATTTTAAGACGCTGAGAAACGCCCTGTGTTGCAGTGGGGGATAAGATTCTGTAACTAGATATGCTAATCGTAAGTGTGACGTCGTGAAATACGACTTCAAACATCGCTGGTCAGTCGATATTCGAGACTGGCCGAAGATTGAAGCATGTGAAAGAAAATGACTTAGCGCACGGAGAGTTTGGTAAGTGGCTTGAAAAAGTTGGGTTAGATAAGTACCAAGCTAGCAGGTTTATCAAAGTTGCAAATGAACAATCAAAATTGCACTCGAGCGCAAATTTAGGACTTAAAGCGCTTTATCAGATAGCAACTATTCCAGTAGAGCATCGAGAAGAAAAACAACAAACGTCTTCAGGAGAGATGAAAACACCATACGAAATGACCAATAAAGAACGTGAAGAATTTAAGCGCCAACTCAAACAACGCGATGAAGAAAACGCACAACTTCAATCACAAATGGAACAAGCACAACGTTCGGAGGAGATAGCGAGAAAGCAATATAAATATGGATTAAATAATTATATTTTTACTATAAAATTTTAGACACACGCCATTTTTTACAATTAGGAATGATTTTATTGCACTTAAGAAATTTTGGTAAAGCGTTATAGTAAGAACTGATAAAATTAAAATGTAAAAATTTTAAAAGGAGTTTTTATTATGAAACAGCAAATGTTATCAAAAGTATTATTAAGTACAGTCGTAGTTATGGGATCAATAGCAGGATCTTCTCTTGTAATGGATGACAACGCTCATGCTGAACAAAAAAGTGATAATATCGGGAAACTGAATCAAAAAAATGAAAGTACCTTGCATCTTTCATTTGAAAAGGGTATTAAAGGGACTGTTGACAAAAATGGTAAGTTAACATTATCTGATGGAAAAACGTCAAAAGTGATGCCAACTAATGCTAAAGATAAAAAAGGTAACGATGTTGTTTTGGTTTATAAAAAGGTTAAAGATGGATTTGATGTTCAAGTAATTAAATCTAGTCAAGAGAGAAAAACTAACTGGGTTAAATGTGGTCTAGGAACAGTTGGAGGCGCTGGCACTGGTGGGCTAGGCGGTGCTAGTGCAGCTTCAGTTATACCAGGTTTAGGAACTGTTGCAGGTGCTATTATTGGTGGGGTTTCTGGTGGTGCCACAGGTGCCGCAGCGTCATGTTTCGGTTGATAGGAGAGTGAATTCATGAAAAACTCTATACTTTGGCGAAAGTCGTTTATTCCTGTCTATTTTATAGTTGCTTTTGTAATGTTCTTACTTTTTAAGTTTTATATTAGAACTGATAATTTTTCAGTTTATGTTTTGATAGCTTTTATAGTCATTTTAGGTTTTGCTTCTATTATATATAACTATAATAGACATTAATTAAGTTACAATTATAATTATTATATTAATGAATTCCTGTGGATTTAGAAATAAGGCAGGTACTTCGGTACTTGTCTATTTTTTATGTTAATTATAAAATGCTCAAACTAAACTACCTATTAATCAGGAATGTGGTTGTTTTAAGGGCAAAACAGTTTTTTGTACATTGATATAAAAATATGACCTCATACTTTGCAGGCGGTGAATACATATTGCAATACGTTAATTATGAAGTGATGTGAATTGTTGAGAAGTATAGCCCATTAAAATGTTCAGTGCTATAGGTACATTCAAACCTTACAACCTATTGATCTAGGAGTGTGGTTGTTATAAAGGCGAAAAAAGGTGTAATTGTGAAACTAGGGGCAAGGGTAGTATGTTCGCAAAAAGTTCGCAAAGTTACGAAATAGTGTGAATGTTCATAGACTTTCAAAATGAACAATATGAGTATGAAACATTGATTTAACAGCTTTTTGAACACTAATGATTATTCATAAAATAGCAGTATATAAAAGAAGAACAATAATATTTAATATATTATAACCCTCGTAGGCATAGGCTTATGGGGGATTTTTTTATGTTTGGGATATAGAAAAGGGACAGAAAAGGGCAAAAAAGGATGATGTGAATGTTTTGTGTTCGGAATTTGCACAAAGATATGTTTATATTGCAAAAATAATATGAATTTAGATGCATAAAAAAAGAACTACGCATTTTAAATAAAATGCATAGCTCTTCTTTTTCTTGCATACGAATTAAAATAACTCGCGAGACCTATAAGTCTCTTTCCTCACTAGATAGTTTATACTTTTGGTCTGTTGAAGTCAATAATTTTATCTAAAGCTATAAAAAATCTTTTGATAGCTAATGCATTATTATAATAGCTTTCGTTTCTTTTATATCGCTTTTGAAGTTGGTCCAAATCGTGATATCTTGCTTGGATAATTGCATTACTACAAACTTGATTATGTAATTCTAGCGTAGCGAAAGTATCTATGAAATTTTTTATTCCGAACATGTTTCTAGATATGCCTATATTATTCCCTTTTTCAAATAAATATTGAGGAGATCTACTGTCATAATTTAGATTTGCTATGATGGGTTGGTTATGAGCTGATTTGTTTCTTATATTTTTAACTAAAGGCATTAAAATATTAGCAACTCTCAATTCTTCGTCATTGTACTTCTTGTAATAGAAGTTGAGAAACGAAACGAATTGACCTAGTTGCATGAATTCAATGCAAACCCATGCGGGTGGATTTTGATAGTATTTATTCAACTTCTCGGGTAGTTGTCCTCGTTTATTCATATGCTTGAATATTTCGTTTTTATTTTTGATTTTGGTTTCCATAACTTCTTCTGGTGTTCTTGAATTTGTGTCAAAATTTGAATTGCTATATGATTTATCAATACATAAGAACTCATCTATTATTTTATAACCATCTTCTTGGTTATTTTCTGTTATTAGTTTTAAGACTAGACACTTTAAACTATGTTCAATATCTAAAGTTAAATGCAACATTGTGTATCTTAATTTCATATCTATAGTTGCTAAATCTGATAAATAAGCAAATTCTATGAAATAGCCGCCATTCTTTTTTTCGAAATTTTTTCGGAAATAAGCTAGTTTGAAGAAGTAATTATTTTTTCTAAGAATTTCATTTGCTTTTTCGGTGTCAATAATATTAAAAAATATATTCATCTGTTTTAATTTCGCTATTTGCTCATCAAAATTGAGCATAGGCTTAATTTCTGCTAGTATATCATCTTTTTCCAATTTTAACTCCCCAATCGTTCAAATTTATTCATCATATCTTTCGCCATCTGATTAGTAACATGTGTGTATATCTCTAGATTTTTTATAATCTGAATGACCTACATGCTCTTGCATTGCTTTTAAGTTAATTCCTAATTGAGCAAGTGTAGATATATGCGAATGATGTAATGTATGCGTCGTTACAGGTTTCTTAATAGAACTAATCTCAGTTGTCTCTTTGATAGTGCCCCCTTTAATAATGTTGCTAATTTTGTTCGAGTCGATAGGGCCACCAGCTGCATTTGTGAATATGTACCCTATATTAATAAACTTATCATTACAAGCATAAGTGTTCTTAGTAAGTCGATGCTATGGATAGTGAGGCCTATAGCCCTATAGCTGTTACTTGTTCTAGTTGTCTCTTTTACTCCGGATGCTCCCGTCATTTTTCAGTTATCCAATTAACTTTACCGTCGATATCTAGCGTTTTATCTTCATAGTTTATATTTACTCTCTTTATTGCAAGTAGCTCACCGATACGCATGTCATTAGCAATTTGAAACTGTACCATAGCTTTTACCATTTTATAATTACGTTTTGTCGTTGGATATTTTTATACTTAATTACATAGTCGAAACAATCCAGTAACTCCTTAACTTCATTATCTTCTAATGTGTTACTATGTTTAGCTAGTAACGCATCACTATAGGGATATCTATTTTATCTATTACACATATAACTTTGAATTGCTTGCTATTTTAAATTAACAAATTTTATTCTCTTAGATTTTGTCCAATTATGTGTAGACGATTTATAGTTATTAAATTCAGAGTGGTAGCAAATTAAAGTTAATCAAGAGTTAAGATGAATTTAATTCATGAACACGTCTATTATTTTTATAATTGTAGCAAATAAAGCTTTACATCAAGGAGGTAATTAAATATGTTCAAAAAATATGACTCAAAAAATTCAATCGTATTAAAATCTATTCTATCGCTAGGTATCATCTATGGGGGAACATTTGGAATATATCCAAAAGCAGACGCGTCAACACAAAATTCCTCAAGTGTACAAGATAAACAATTACAAAAAGTTGAAGAAGTACCAAATAATTCAGAAAAAGCTTTGGTTAAAAAACTTTACGATAGATACAGCAAGGATACAATAAATGGAAAATCTAATAAATCTAGGAATTGGGTTTATTCAGAGAGACCTTTAAATGAAAACCAAGTTCGTATACATTTAGAAGGAACATACACAGTTGCTGATAGAGTATATACACCTAAGAGAAATATTACTCTTAATAAAGAAGTTGTCACTTTAAAGGAATTGGATCATATCATAAGATTTGCTCATATTTCTTATGGCTTATATATGGGAGAACATTTGCCTAAAGGTAACATCGTCATAAATACAAAAGATGGCGGTAAATATACATTAGAGTCGCATAAAGAGCTACAAAAAGATAGGGAAAATGTAAAAATTAATACAGCCGATATAAAAAATGTAACTTTCAAACTTGTGAAAAGTGTTAATGACATTGAACAAGTTTGA